TAATCAATTAACAATAGGCTCATCATCTCAAGGACCAAATGAAAACACACTAACCTTAGGAGCACGTGATGCAGTAAATGAAGGAGGTCAACTTGGATTCAATGCTCCTGGTGGTTCTTATACTTCTGCTTCATTCTTAGATCATTATCAAAATAGATTTAGATTATTAAGAGGTACAAATGCTGGGAGTACTAATGAGATTGCTTGGTGGAGTATGAATAATCTCCAAATGGCATTACCTGCCTACACAGGATCAGGAGCATTTCCCGGGACTGAAGCGGCAATGTTAGGTGTAGATACTAGTGGAAATGTATTAACAACCTCAGTAATTGGTTCTACTATATTTGGTAACTATGCAGCTGGTGCTGGTTTTACCAACCCCATAGTTACTTATTTACCTTTTGGAACTACAGCTGTATCTGCTACTGAAACACAACGTCAAATAGCTTTTCCATTTACTGGATTATTAAAAAATATTTATATAAGAACCAATGGTGCAGCTGCTGCTAGTAGTTTTACTACATTCACTATTAGAGTTAATGGTGTAGCCACTAATGTTAAAATAAATATTTCTGGAGGCCAAGCAGCTGGTTTATACTCTAACATACTCAATAGTGCATCTGTTGCTGTAGGGGATGAAATATCATTACAAGTTAGTACTAGTGTAGCAAACGGACCTACGGTTAATCAATATAGTTTTGGAATATACCCTTTATAAACATGATACAAAATAAATATACACAATTAAGTACTAATTTTATTTTAGAATTACTTGATACTATAGATGGTAAAGTACGTTTTACTTTATTTAATAATCCATCTGATTTATCTCAAAAAATAGTATCTATAGAAAATAGAATTGATGAATTTGATCAAATGATTAGAGATTTTTATTTAGATGATTCTAAATTAGATTATTTTATATCATTAATGCTTCAAGACTATATAACTGCATTTTCTATTTATAATAATCTAGGTTAGATTTGTTAATATTTATAACAAAATATAAACATGGCTAATATTCCAATATATCCTGGTTCAAGTTCATTCTTCCCTGGTAATACACCTTTTGGGTTTTATGATTATGATTATGACTTTCAAATTGATGCTGATAAAATAGTAACATTTTGTGCTCGTCGATTAGGATATCCTTTGGTAGATGTTGAACTCCAAGACCTAAACTTCTATACAGCATTTGAAGAAGCAATTACTACATATGGAAATGAAGTTTATGCATATAAAGTTAGACAAGATTACCTTGATATAGAAGGATTTACTACTTCATCTCAATTAAATCATTCATTAATTCGTCCTAACCAAGGAGGAATTATTCGTATTTCTGAACAGTATGGAATTGAAGCTAATGTAGGAGGAGATGTTAATTTCTACTCAGGATCTATAATACTTAGAGAACATGTTCAAGATTATGATTTAAATGAATGGGCTGCTTCTCAAAGCCTATCAGGTCAAGATGTTACAATAACTCGTTTATTTAGAAATCAAATTCCTGCTTCTGTAAGATACTTAGATCCTTACATTGGAGCTGGTAATGAATATTTAAATATATTAAATGACTTTGGATGGGCTAATTATGGTATAGCTAATACAGCTACATTGTATCCTATTTATTTTGATATTCAAAAGATTCAAGAGATTGAAATGAATGATTTAGTAAGAAGATCACAAATATCTTTTGAACTTAGAAATAATAAATTAAGATTATTCCCTAAACCTGAAGAAGGAGAAAATGGAGTAAGATTATGGTTTGAGTATTATCTTAAATCTGAAAAAAACACCCCAGTTACTCCTTCTGGGTCAGGATTAGTTACTAATGTTTCTAATGTACCATTCGCAAACCCAATATATGGACAAATTAATTCTATTGGCCGTCAATGGATATTTGAATACACATTAGCACTATGTAAAGAAATGTTAGGATATATTAGAGGTAAATACTCAACCATCCCTATCCCTAACTCAGAAATAACTTTAAATCAAAGTGATCTTATAAATGCAGCCACTGCTGAAAAAACGGCTTTAGTTGAAAAATTAAAACTTTATTTAGAAGAAACTTCTAGAGAAAAAATACTAGAAAGAAAATCTTTAGAAACAGATGCTAGATTAAAAGAATTACAACAAACCCCTTACTTAATATATATAGGATAATATGGCTTTATTTGGTGGAGCAAGAGATATCAGCTTATTTAGAAACCTTAATCGAGAATTATTAGGGGATATTATTACTCAACAAATAGCATACTATAAGTATGATTATGGAAAAAATAAAGTTAATATATATGGTGAAGCTATAGATAAATACTTCTTTACTCCTGTTCTTTTAAATTGTTTAATCCAAAGAAATGACCAGATATGGGGAGCAAGTGATATGGGTCCTAATGTTACAAGAACTATGACATTTAATTTATTTAGAGATGATTTAAAAGATGCACAAGTTGTACCTGAAGTTGGAGATATAATTATGTGGTATGAGAGTTTTTTTGAATTAGATAATGTTCAAGAAAATCAATTATTTGCTGGTAAATCTGAAGAATATCCATACTCTCCTAATCCTCTTAATCCTGGGTTAGAAAATTTTGGATCTAGTATCTCAATTATATGCCAAGGGCAATTAATCCCATCTGATAAATACAGTTTAACTAAAGCTAGAATCTAATGCCTGCTAAAAAACCCATACCAAAAACACAAAAAGAACTTAGTAATGAGCAGATAACTCCTTACAGTTCTCAATATGGTAATGCAAATGATTCTACTAATAATATAAATCCTTTAAATAGAGCAAATCAATTATCATTTAAAGGAGATACTACAAAACCATTTAGTGTTGGTATCCAAGATATAGATGAAGCTATTTATTATTATTTTGCAAATGTTATTAAACCTTCTGTATATCAAAATAATACTCAAATTCCGGTTCCTATAATTTATGGTAGCCCTGAAAGATGGAAGGCGGTTCAAGCAGATGGATATTATAGAGATCAAAATTATAAAATAATGGCTCCTCTTATAATGTATAGAAGAGAGTCTATAGAAAAGAATTTTAGTATTGCGAATAAGCTAGATGCTAACTTTCCTCATAACTACAGTATTTCTACTAAAACATATGGGAAAGAAAATGCATATGATAATTTTAGTGTATTAAATAATAGAATACCCCAAAAAACTCAATACGCTATAGTTGTTCCTGATTATGTAACATTAACATATAAATGTATAGTGTCAACATATTATATGGAACAAATGAATAAAATTGTTGAAGCAATTAACTATGCATCTGAAGCATATTGGGGTGACCCAGCAAGATTTAAATTTAGAGCTAGAATTACATCCTTTACTACTAATAATTCTATCAACCAGGGAGAAGAAAGATTAGTTCAAACTGAATTTAATATTACTATGTACGGATACATTATTCCTGATATTATTAATAAAGATTTAGCTTCTATTAAAAAACTCCCAGACCAAACATCTGTAGTATTCTCTATAGAAACTGTCTTAAATCCTAATGATACTACTGACCCATACTCTAATGTACCTCTCCAATACCCAGTTGTACCTCAATACCCTGCAAATTTTGAAGACCCTCCTTTACCAGGATTTGATGGAGTATAAGTTTTAATATATTTATAATAAAATAATTTATGGAAAAAAAAGTTTTAAATCCCGAAGAATTAAATTCACTTAAAGATCTTAAAAACAAATACAGTCAAGTATCTTTAAACCTAGGAAGAATCGAAATTGAATTTATCAACTTAAGTGAAGAAAAAGATAAATTAAAAACAGAATTTAACAATTTAAAAAACCAAGAACTTAATTTGGTTGAACAAATGAAAGTTAAATATGGTGAAGGAACTATAAGTTTAGAAACTGGGGAATTTTTACCTAAGGTCTAAACTTTGAAAAGAGTTCGCCATATTTATCATAAAAAAACATATAAAACATGGCCGAAACTTTAATATCCCCTGGTGTTTTAGCAAGAGAAAACGATCAATCTTTTGTTTCTGCAACCCCTGCTCCTATTGGCGCAGCTATTGTTGGTCCAACTTTGTTGGGTAAAGTAGGTATTCCAAAAATAGTAACCACTTATTCTGATTATTTACAAAACTTCGGAGGTTATTTTATTAGTGGAGGTAATACCTATAACTATTTAACAGCGTTATCTGCATATAATTATTTTAACAATGGTGGTACTAGTTTATTAGTTACTCGCGTTGCAAGTGGTTCATTTACCCCGGCATCTAGTTCTAATGCAAGTGGTAGTACTAACGTTAATAATATTTTTACATTAGAATATCTTTCTGATGGTACTATTGGTAATAGTGATAGTACTGAAGTATCTTCTTCATTACCTAGTGGTAGTGCTAATAACGTTCGTTGGGAAGTTCAATCACCAAATACTTCATCTGGAACATTTACCTTATTAATTAGAAGAGGAGATGATACCGCTAATACTCCTACGGTTCTAGAAACTTGGTCTAATCTTTCATTAGATCCTAATCAATCTAATTATATTGAAAAAGTAATTGGTAACCAAACCTACAATATTCGTATTGATGGTGCTTCTACTTACCTACAAGTAACTGGTAGCTACCCAGTAAACAGTAAATATGTAAGAGTAAAATCTGTAAATCAAAAGACTCCTAATTTCTTTGATAACACAGGAACAGCAATTTCATCATATACTGGATCTATTCCTGTAGATCAAAGTGGTGCATTTGGTGGAGCAACTGGAAATACTATTCCTACCTACCAAGCTAATTTCTATGAAAATATGGGTGGTTCTAACCTACAAGGAATAAGCCCGAGCGATTATACTCAATCATTCTCAGTATTAGCAAATAAAGATGATTATAAATATAATATCATTACTGCTCCTGGATTAATGCGCGCTGAATCAGGTCATGCTACTGTAATTAATACATTAATTAACAATACTCAAAACAGAGGTGACGCTATTGCAGTTATTGACTTAGTAAAATACGGACAAAACCTTACTACAGTTACTGCTCAAGCCGCTGCTTTAAATACAAGTTACGCTGCTGCATATTGGCCTTGGGTTCAAATCGTAGACCCTGATACTCAAAACTTAGTATGGGTTCCTGCTTCTACAGTAATCCCAGGCGTATACGCGTATAGTGATAACGTATCTGCTCCATGGTTCGCACCTGCAGGTATTAATCGTGGTGGTTTAAGTCAAGTAATATTAGCTGAAAGAAAATTATCTTCTGCAGACAGAGATACTTTATATACTGCTAAAATTAACCCAATCGCTACATTCCCAGCAACTGGAGTTGTAGTATTTGGTCAGAAAACCTTACAAAACAAAGCAAGTGCTTTAGATCGTGTGAATGTTCGCCGTTTGTTGATTGCTCTTAAAAATACCATTTCTACTATATCTAATACATTAGTATTTGAACAAAATACATTAGCTACTAGAAATAATTTCTTAGCACAAGTAAACCCATACTTAGAAAGTGTACAACAACGTCAAGGTTTATACGCTTATAAAGTAATAATGGACGATAGTAACAATACACCAGACGTAGTAGATAGAAACCAATTAAGAGGAGCTATTTATCTCCAACCTACTAAGACTGCAGAATTTATTATCCTAGACTTTAACATATTACCAACTGGAGCTACATTCCCTGCATAAGAGTTTAAAAATATAATATTTATAACTGATAATAAAGTAAAAACATGGCAATATTAAATTCTAACGAAATATTTTTCTCGGCGTTTGAACCAAAACTACAGAATAGGTTCTATATGTACGTTAATGGCATCCCGAGCTATATTATAAAAGCAGTAAGTGGTATGGGTTTCGCACAAGACGAAATTGTATTAAACCACATCAACATTTACCGTAAAATTAAAGGTAAATTAAAATGGAATGACTTATCATTAACATTATTCGATCCGATCACTCCATCAGGTGCTCAAGCAGTAATGGAATGGGTACGTTTACACCACGAGTCAGTAACAGGTCGTGACGGATACTCAGATTTTTATAAAAAAGATGTAAAAATTGAAATCCTAGGCCCTGTAGGTGATATAGTAAGTGAGTGGATTATCAAAGGTGCATTTATCAAATCAGCTGAATTTGGTGAATATAACTGGGATAACGAAGCTGCTGCCCAAAACCTAACTTTAGCATTAGGTATGGATTACTGTATATTGAACTACTAATTCAAAACAATATTTTTCAAAAGAGCTCACAGAAATGTGGGCTTTTTTTATACCTTTGTATTTTCTTATATATTTATATTTGAATATAAAAGTTTTAATTAAATAAAAAATCTATGAGTGAAAAGCCAAAATTCCCATCTGAGGTTATTGAATTACCTTCTAAAGGTTTAATATACCCAAAAGAAAATCCTCTATCAAGCGGTAAGATAGAAATGAAATACATGACCGCTAGAGAGGAAGACATTTTAACCAACCAAAATTTTATTAAACAAGGCATTGTAATTGATAAACTATTACAGTCTCTAATTGTTTCTAAAATCAATTATGATGATTTAATAACGGGTGATAAAAACGCATTATTAGTAGCAGCTCGTATTTTAGGATATGGATCTGATTATTCTTTTGAATATGATGGAGAAAAAGTAACAGTAGATTTATCTAAGATTGAATCTAAAGAATTAGATGAAAAGAATTTATTAACTCCTAATACTAATAAATTTAAATTTACATTACCTTTTTCTAAATTTGAAATTACTTTTAAATTGCTAACTCAAAGTGATGAAAAATTAATTGAAAACGAATTAAAAGGATTAAAAAAAGCATTTAAAAATACTAATCCTGAATTAACTACTCGTTTTAAATATATGATTCTTTCAATTAATGGAGATGATGATAATTCAAGCATTAGAGAATTTGTAGATAATAACTTCTTAGCTAGAGACTCAAGAGCATTTAGAGAATATATTAAACAAATCCAACCAGATGTTGATTTAACATTTAATTTTGAGGGAGATAACGGCTCAGAGGAGGGAGTCAGCATCCCAATTACAACTGACTTTTTTTGGCCTGACATCTGATTATAGAGTACATATATTTACTCAAATACATGAAATAGTATTTCATGGTAAAGGTGGATTTGATTATGATACGGTTTACGACATGCCTATATGGCTTAGAAATTTTACATTCAAACGAATACAAGATTTCTATGATAAACAAAGCGAGTCTTCAAACCAACACTCTAACCATTCTCCTACCCCAGGTAAATCTACTAAATTTACCCCAGTAGATATATCCAACCCAAATAAAAAATTATTTCAACAATAAAGGCATCGTAAAAGCGATGCCTTTTAATATTTATAATAAAACATACTTTTATTGATAGTAAAGAAGCAAAAGAATTAATAGGTTTAATGGGGCAACTCAATAAAACAATTAAGAATCTAGCTGCATCTATCGATAAAATGACTTCTTCTCAACGAGGGTTTAATGGCTCTGTTGATGAGATGAATGAAAAATTAGAAGAAAGTTCTAATACTCAAGATAAAATAAGTGGTAAAATTGATGAATCTGAACGTCGTCAACGCAACTTAAATAAATCTATGGGTCTTTTTGGTAATACTCTTAAAGCCTCTGAAAAAGTATTAGGAAAAATAGGATTAGGAGGAACTAGAGTAGCAGATGCACTTGGAAAAGCTACTAAAAAAGGAGAAGATTTAGCTCATAAGTTAACAAATGGTGGTAAAGCCGCTTTAGGGTTAGCTGGTAAACTTAGAGTAGCAGCTACAATGGCTAAGTCGTTAGTAGCAGCATTACCTGGAGGTATCTTTACTATGATTTTAGGATTAGTTAATAAAATCAAAGAAGGATTTGAAAAAGGACAAGAAGCTGCTAAAAAATTAAGTGACCAAAATGTTGGTATGGCCCGAAGTCTGGGAATAGCCCAAGGTGCCGCTAATAAACTTGCAGGAGCCGCTCGAGGTATAGGAGCAGGAATGGGAATTACTAATGCTCAAGCTGTAGAATCTGCTACCGCTATTCAAGGAGCATTAGAAACCACTGAAAAATTAGGTGGAAAAACCCTCAACACATTTATGCGATTAAATGTATTTGCAGGATACTCAGCAGATACATTAGGTGAGTTTCAAAAAATGGCTAAAGTATCTGGTCAAAATGCTGG